CAGCAGCCATTGCAATTTCTTCTAAGTCTTCCTTAGCTTGACGAACGCCATCAGCCTCATTGCTGTCTTCGTTGCTGTCTTCATCGTTTTTGTTTTGATCATTTGAATCTTTACCGCCAGCGCCAGCAGATGCACTATCAGCACCGCCTGGATTATCGCCACTAGCAGGAGCTGGTGCCATTTGATCACCAAGTTCTGCAATGTATGTGAAAGCAGTCATTTCATTTAGTGCGGGAATATCATTCCACTCTACATTTTCAGAATGAAAGTTACCGGCATCCATCTCTGCCTGATGCTTATCGGCCATATGTGATGCAGCTTGCTTACGATCAGCAGTGGTGAACATCTTGTGCCAAGGTGTTTTTACATCGCCATGTTGTTTTGAATAGCTCTGTGCTGCACGATCAGCGTGATAGCCCCAAAGTTTCTTTGCTTTCTCATGATCATAGCTGCCCTTCTTGAACTTTTTTTCTAAGTTCTTGGCAACAGGCACATGACTGTTTCTGTATAGATGATGATCATTATCAGCATGAAGTGATAATTCGTGTGCGGCATCTGACATTTCTGCTGCTTCAGTTAGCTCTGTCTCTTCAGCACCTGACCATGCAGACCGAGAAGGCAATGCAGTCTTAATCTTACCAATAGGCTGACTCGTCTCAATGCCCTTCTTCTCTGTCTTTTCATGATGTGGCTTTGCTTTATCAAAAGCGGCTTCTACACCAATTTCGCCAGATTTAACAGCATGGAGTTTCTGTGCATTGTCACCAGATTCTGTGCCATTTAGATTTCCGTTTGGATTTCTATCTTTCTTTACAAACTTTTCAATAAGCTTGCCATGAGTTTCACTCTCGTATGCTGTGATAGCTTCATTGCCATGATAGTCAGCGCGGCGAGTAGTTAACTCTTTCTTTAAATTTGAACCATTAAAAATCTTTTCGCTTTCATCTTCATCATTGCTTGGTGTATTTGTTCTTAAAACAGGATGCTTATCAGAGAACTTCTTTAGTCCAGCCTTAGAGTCACGACCGACAACATAGTCCTGAGGATTAGTTTTGACTAATTTACGAGCCAATTCTTTTGGAGTTTTGGCAATTGCCATCTTGTCTGTATTAGCCATTTTGTTCCTCTGGATTGAAAAATCTCTGTGCTACTTCGATCTTTTTTGCAGCTAAAACGTCATGAATTCTTGCCATCAAGGCATCATTTACAGTTGACTGTAGACCGTCGATGTTATCATCTAAACAGAGGTCTATAATATCTGTTGCTACATTGTTTTCCATGTTAATCTCCATTTTCATTCTATTTATTTATATTTAGCTTCCACCTAGATTTTGACTAGATAGTTGCGGCTCATTTGGAGCGAATCCTGAAGCTTGGCCTTGCTGTTGTCCTTGTTGCTGATCTTGACCCTGCTGATCTTGACCGGGCTGTTGGCCCATTGCTGCCATTTGTTGCTGCTGCATTTCCATGTTTTTTGCAGCTTCTTCTTGCATTTCTTGATCCATGTCAATGATATCTTCATCGCTCAATTGAAGTACATTTCTCTTTACCCATTCTGCTGAGTAGTACTTACCAACATATGGATCAACCATTGAAAGAGTGTTCATTCTTTCACGCAGAATTTCTTCTTGCTTTAATTCAGAAAATACATTGTCTGCTTTGTAATTAAAATGAATGTTGCTCTTGAAAGTTTCCCAGTCTGATGCTGCAATAACACCAGTAAGAATTAACTGCTTTTCTAGTGCTTTCATAAACAAAGCAGAAAACTTTGTTCTTAAGCGATAAATGAATTTCTGGAACTGAAGTTCATCACGTGTAATTTCTGATGAACGACCAAGACTAAAACCTGTGTCTGCTTGTAAACGTGAGACAGGCACGTTCAATGCGCGATATAGTTTCTTCTCAAAGTATTCAACGTCAGCTAGTTCGCCCAAGTTCTGACCAGATGGTAGTGTAGTAACATTAGTACCACCACCGCCTTCACGGCGTGGGAACCAATAGTCTTCTAACATCGTCATGAACTTACGATCATCTCTAACGTCACCAGTAGTGGCATCATAGATCAATCTATTCTTATGGCGTGTCATTACATCTTTGACATACTGTTCGGCTTTCATCTTTGGTAGATTGCCAACGTCAATAGAGAAGATACGTCTTTCAGGCGCACGTGAGATACGATAGATTACTGTTGCGTCTTCTAGAACACGTAACTGATTAAGTGGCTTAATTGCTTTGTGTAGATAGCCTAGAACAATTTTATTGTCTCTGTCTACAACGCCAGATGGTACATGAATGATTGAGTCTTTAGCAATCTGTAGACCTTGATTGTCCATACCTGTAGCAGAAGCGCCCTTAAAGCCTCTTTCGCTATAGATGTAAAATTCATTATCAGTAACGTTAGTGTATACCATGTCTTTCTTGACACGCTTAACTGCACGTACTTTGCGAATCTTTCTAGGGTCAATGTAACGTAGTTCTTTGATGCCAGACTTAGCATCATTCACATCAATCATGATATGATAGTAGATACGACCATCAACATACCAACGTCTAAAAATATCGTAACCAGAGTTGTTGAAGTCTAACAACTGATCAATCTTATTCCATTCTTCTTGAATTCTTAATTTGATATTGTCTGTAACATCAAGATCGTCAAGATCAATCTCAACGATCTTTTCTTTGCCTTCTTTACAGATAGTTTCATCTACAATATCGCTAATTGCAGCGTCACACTCTGGCTGAATAGACATTTCACGATACTTGGCAACGATCTCGGCTTCTGTTTTAGCAGAGCCTTCTAAGTCTAGATACGTACCAAAAGTACCGCCCGCTGAAACAACCAAAGCTCCGTCATCTGTCTCACGCGGAGCAAATGACGGAATACTTAGGTCTTCTTCGGTTTCTTTCCGAATTTCAAAGCCAAAAAGTTTCATAATAATGTCCTAACTTTTACTTTAAGATCCACCAGCGCGACCAGTGACGCCGCCTGTAACTTCCCAATAGTCATATAAGAATGTAACTCTAAACTCTTCGATACGATCTGTTGCATCCCAGTCTAGGTCAATTGCTTGAATATCTGCGGGATAGATCCCGTAGAATGTGTACTCACGAATAGGAACGCCTGTCTTTGAGAACTGAGTTACCGTTGCGTTTGACTTGTATAGCAGAGGTGAAGCAGAACCGAATGAACGTAAGTTGCCTTCTAGTGAGTTGATCTTGTTTGACCACTCTTCCATTGCATTACGGATTAGGAAGTCTTCATCGTTGATGACTGTTACGCCCCAATCTGCGAATGTACGATCACCAGCTAGATTGATCTTACGACCGAAGTAGCCGATTGTGATGTTGCCTAGCTTTGACTCTGGAAGCTGTGCAGTGCGTACCATGAATGGCACTTTGATGTTACCAGTTCCATTTGCAGGATTGTTAAATTGCACCTGGAATAGCGACTGTCTTGCACCGCCACCTGTTAGTTGTGACTTAATTTCGTTGATATTGAAAGCCATGTTTGTTTCTCCTTGTCCTTTTATTTATCTTAGAATTTGCCTACGATTTCGGAGAATTCAACACCAGTTCTAACAGCAACAAAGTTTAACTGGATGAAGTTGATTGAACGTGCAGGCTTAATGTAGATATCGCCTACAAAACGGTTGCCGTCAATTACTTCTCCTGTGTTGTTTGTCTCATCGCACACTACCTTGAAGTCATAGATGCCACGACGGCCCTGGATGTCCTTCAAGAATGGTGTAACGAGTGATACGAACTGTGACCGAGTGAAAGCATCGTTGAATTCAAATAGTGTGAATTTAGAAGCAGTCGCAATGGCCTTTTCTAGGACAATGAAGAGTCTACGCACGTTGATACGATCAAAGGCAGAAGGTTTGGCGAGAAGAGTCTTGTCGCCGTATAGAATTGTGCCTTGACCAGGGAATGTAACAACTGGGTTGACGCCAGCAGGATAGAGAACGTCACGATCAGCTTGCTTCGGATTGTATGCAAGCTTAATGATGTTCTTGATCTGACCGCGATTAAAGCCAGCAGGAGACCACCATGGATCTCTCTGAGTGTCTGTAACAACGCAAAGACCGGCAACGTCACCGTTTAGAGGCACCCAACGATAGATATCATTGTACTTGTCATACTGATACTTATAGCCAGAGTCTAAGACAGCATATGAAGTGCTTCTTAGATTATTGCGGAAAGTAGTAACTGCACTTAGTTCGCTGCCGACATTGTTAACAACGTCTGTGTTTTGAGGAGATACGAATACAACGCAGTCCTTTCTAACGTTAGCAACATTGTCAATGAGGTAGTTGGCTAGCTGTGTGCCGTTTGTACCAGCAGTCTTACCAGCCATGACTAGAGCAACATCAACATTTTCTGTTGAAGCGAATAGATCATAAGCATTTGTAATATTGCCAATATATGTGCCGACTGTTGCCTCATCAAAGCCGTCATTACCGCCTTGGAACGATAGTGATAGCGGCGTTGCAGTTGCAGTTGTAGCAATGTTAATTGCAGTGTTGACGCTGTAGCCGCTACGGTGGTTTGTCCACCAGAGATACTGTGAACTCTGATTTAGAACGTTGACGTAGTAGTTTGTAGAGCCGTCTTGTGTCTTGGCATCTGTAGCACGTGATAAGCCCTGATAGACTTCTAGAATCGTGCCAGGAACGCCTGTGAACTTACCATCTTGGTCAGAAACAACAGCGTGAACTTCATCTACTGCGGCAGTGTTGCCGAAGCTGGTGTTGTAGTCTGATGAGCCAGGGGCTTTATCGACTGACTGGAAGTATTCCCAGTTACGAGTAATTGTACCAGACATTGATACGCTGGATGATAGCGTATAAGTGCTTGACAAGTTAACTGTAAAGGTATTGCCTGTTGGTGTTGATGCGGGCTTTGCAGCAACTTGAACATACTGATAGCCAACAATTGTGTTGCCAACATATAGATAGTCGCCAACAGTTAGTGCTTGATAAGCAGCGTTTGATCTTACGTAGCTGCCAGAGTCATCAAAGGTGATGACCATTGAGTTGCCAGAGAATGTTGTAGTGGCAACGTTAGCTAGTGAAGACTGATACTGTGTAGCGTTATCGCAAACAGATAGCTTTAGTGTGTTGCCTAGATCACCAGGATATTTTGCAACATATAGGATCTGAGTGTTTGAGGCAAAGTTATTGGCAGTCAACTTTTGATCATAATCGTCTGCGTTCTTAACGTTAAGAATAGCATTGAATGTGTAGCTGGCGGTATTTGCAACAGCGCTCCATGTGCCAATTGTATTAGCAGAACTTGTTGTATTTGCTGCACGGCTAACATATAGCGCATTGCCATATGAAAGAAAGTTTGCTGCTGTGAAAAAAGTCTCAGCATTTAGATTTGTTGGCTTGCCGAAACGATTTACGAGCGAAGCTTCTGAATCGACTAGGACCAGCTTACCTACTGGACCCCAACGAAATAAACCGCCAATACCGCCAGTGGTTGTAGAAACCGCTGGAACGATAGTTGTTAGGTCAATTTCGCTTACATTTACGCCTGGGCTTACTTGGAATGACATTTTTTTTCTCCCTTTATCTTATTAGGCTCTAGTGGCTCAAATTGGAACTTCTGTATATTTATAAAAATCAAATAATAAACTTTTCATACGGATCGGCCAACGGCACTCCAAGAAACCTGTTAAACTCATCGTCTTCTGAAGAAGTGTCTAGTCCTTCGTCTATAAAGCCAAAGGGTAACATTTCCTCTTCTAATTTGCGTTGATTGCTTTCTAAAAGTTCTAGGCGGGCATCGTTATTACTCAACTCCTTAAAGTAGTCTTGGTTTACGAGCCAAGAGAACAAAACGCAACACATTACTAGGTCGTCGTGTTCTCCCTCTTCTGCCTGATACTTGCCGTTTATTTCAATAAATCTGTACATTTCATAAAGCAGGTCATAATCATTAATTA